AATGGCGCGCCCGACAGGATTCGAACCTGTGGCCTACGGATTAGAAGTCCGTAAGAGGTGAAATCTTGCGCTTTCTTATGTTTTCTTTTGTTGCGACATTTAGTAGTATATCAGCGTTTTAATATCTTGTCAAGAATTTTTTAAAATTTATTTATTCTGATATTTCCCAAGTTTTTGGCACTTTTTCGGCACTTCTAAAATTTTTCTACATTATATATAGTAAAGACCCCAGGCCTCACCTGAGGTTAAATAATCTATATCAATGTAAATAGTATCCAGTAAAACAGAAATCCATATACGCCGATTGATATCGCAAAAACTATAACACCAATAACTAATGTTGCAATCATTCCAAAGATGCCATCTGAAACATTGTCAGCATCTTGAGATCTAATAAAGTTATCGGCTATAAAATAAGTGGTTCCTCCACTTAAAATAATGCTCATTACAATTAGCAAGAAAAACTTAAGATATTGCATATCGCTCCTTCCTTAAAACTGAAAATCAAATCCAAGTATTACTCCACTATTTTCTATATTAGCAGGGACCACATTGACCCCTGTTATTATTCCAATGTTCTTTTTATTTAATATATCGTCTATCATTTGCTTTTGAGTATCAATCAAATCCTGCAACCTATTATTAGAGTCTATTAATTTTCGATTGTTCTCCTCAGCTGATTTATATAATTGCCTGTATTCCTCAACATCTGCTTCTGCCTGGTTGTATAACTTTTTATATTCGGTAACATCCCGCTCAGCTTCTTCATAAAGCTGCTTATATTTCTGGGCAATGTCATACATATCACGATAATCTTTCAGGAGTTGATCATATTCTTTCGGAGGATCTAACTCCTGAGCATTGACAACAATCGGCACAAAAAGCAAAGATAAAACTATTAAAAATACAAGTAGACGTTTAATTGTTATCACCTTCTGTGTGGTTATTAAGCCTATCCTCTAAACTTTCAGCTCTTTTCTGCCTGTTTTTTTGATTATTATTAAGTTTCTCAGCTTTTTCTTTGCGATTTTCTGACTTTTTCTGCAGCTCCTGGTCTTTCTCTTTTCTATTATCGATATCCTTTTCTACTTCATTAACTACTTCTTTTTCCTGATCAGCTTGCTTCTGGACCTGTTTGCTTGCAGCTTTGTACCCACCAGCTGCAGCTCCGATACCTAAAAGAGAAGCCAGCTTCCAACCTCCAAAAAATAGAGCACCAATAACTAACAGTGCAGCAATAACAATTAATATGATTTTATGCTTAGTTTTTAGCATTTTGACCACCCACTTTTAATTTTATTTCTAGATTAGTTCTTGTATGCGGAGTTAATTTTATTTTATTTTTATTTTTTAAATAATATTCTTTTGCAGTGTCATTAAATTTGATACCCATAGCCTCCCAGTCAATTATCATTTGTTCAATGTATTTATCTGGAATTTCTATTGGATTCCCATCTGTATCCAGCCAATGCTGCCAATGATGTGGATTGTTGTAATAATGATGTCTCCAAGCCATTTCAAAGCGATGTTTATATTTTGCCTTATCTTTGTAGAAATAACCAGCATACGCCAAGAATTCACTGCCGCTAAACTTACTTAAATCATGAGTTAAAGCATGCAAATAATATCCTTTTTTAATTGAGATTTTAAAAACATTACATTTGTGCTCTAAGATATAAAGCAAGTATTTTATTAGGTACATTTTATTACACCTTTCTTTTAATGAAAGCTTTGATAGCATCACGGCCGCCAGTCAGAACGACACCAAAACCTAACAACCATTTAATAATTGAACCGTCTAAATCCTGCCTGATGTAACCAGCTACAGCCATACTAACGCAAACAGCTGCAATTAGATATGTAGCTGTAAACTCTGCCCAGTCAGGAATATTGTTATTATTAGAGTCTTCTTTTAGATTAACTTCATTTACTTTTTGTTCTTCCATAGTAGTCACTTCCTTATAATTTCTATTCTTTTATTAACCCAGCCACGAATAAATGACCTATATTTTTGGCTGTTTTCAGCAAGGTTAATGTAATGCATAATTTGATAGCCATTAAGTAGATTAAACAATCCCACCGGCTTATTACAGCTATTAACAGCTTTTAAAGTATTAGGGCCGATTGCTCCATCAACTGAAATTTGATTATCAGAAAGTAAATTATAAGATTTTTGTAAATTTCTATTAGCTCGGCCAGGTCCCATGTTTACTGCCTGATCAAACATTTCAATTGCTACATCTCTGTTTTTAATTTTGTTATATTTCTGGTCAAGCCAAAATTCATAATAATAGATGTCTCTGGCCTGGTGCAGTTTTAAGTCTCTCATATCTCCTTCATAGCCATTTCTTCTTGCTACTGCTTCTGTGATGCCAAAATTAGTGGCACCACCAGGATCATCTTTGTGGTTAACATAGCCACCTTCAATTTCCATTACTTCTTCAAAAGCTTTTTTAAAAATATTATCCATTTTAAAAAACCCCCAGTTTTGATAATGCTAATAAAATTGCAATTACCCAGCCAATCCATTCTCTCCAATTCGTAGTAATTTCCTTTTTTGTTTTTCCTTTAGTATCTATTTTATTTACTTTTTCATTAAGTTGATTAAGTAATTTCCTGTCTTTTTTTCTTTCTTCAATTAGTCCATTATATTTGTCAAATTTTCCATTGAACTCAGTCAGCTGAGAAGTTAAGCTTTGTATCATTTTGTATAGCTCTTTGTTTGAGTACCAGTCTCCTGACATCAGCTCTTTAATTTTTCTTTCGTTATCTTTTGATCTATCATGATTATCTTCTATTTTTTCTCTTAAGGGGCAATCATCAATACTGTGCCCTTTGCTTTCCATCAAATCACCTCAAAACAGCCCCGCTACAAGGCAAAAGTTTTTGTTTATCTGTGTATCACATCAACTTTTTAATTTTAACCGGTCGCCTAAATCAAGTTGTTCCAGTATATGATCATCTAATTTACTTATCACTGACATTTTTAAATTATAGCTATCGCAGTGTTTAATAATTCCCAGATAGGAATTAACACTGGCATTAATATCCTCGATATCCACCTTCCCTTCAAAATATTTTTTGTTAAGATACTTAAATCGTTTTTTCATTTTCTTTTTAGTTGATTTTCTCAATTTACTATAACTCGGATATAAAACATATCCGCAAAAATCTATCCCTTCATCTACATGGCCGACGGTAGTTTTATTGTTAAGCTGCAGCTGGAGATAATCAGCAAGAAAAATCTCTATTTCCTGTCTAATAGTATGAAGTTTATTTTTGTCTTTTCCTAAAATTACAAAGTCATCCATATAACGAACATAGTATTTAACTTTTAGAGTGTGTTTTACAAACTTATCTAGAAAATCAAGATAAATATTTGCAAAAAGCTGACTCATTAGGTTACCAATTGGTGTGCCAATTCCTTTGATTTTTTCATTTTCAAAGAAGTGATCCCCTAACTGGATGCCAAATTCACCATCTTCACTTTTGATTATCTGCCAGATTAATTCTAATGTATCTCTGCAGCTGATTTTCCTTTTGATTAGTTGAAATAATCTTTTATGAACTATCCGATAAAAATATTTTGATACGTCAGCTTTTAAAAAATATGTTTTCCCTGGCTTGCGGTCCATTATTCTTAACTTGTCCTGCAGCTGATATGCAGTAAAATGAGTTCCTTTTCCTTTGCGACAAGCGCCGCTATATCTATAAAATGTCTTATCAAATATCGGGTAAAGGTTTTGATATATGCTCCACTGGACCACTCTGTCACGAAAAGGCAAGGCCATAATCAGTCTCTTTTTCGGCTCATAAACATAAAACTGTCTGTATTTTCCCTGTTCATATGTTTTCCACATCAATTCATTTTGTATCTCAATAAGATTTCTCTCTAAATTGTAATTAAACTTTAACACTTCTGGTTTATATCTTTTTCTCTTTTGAGCATTTTGAGTTGCTATTTCCAAGTTATGATAATCAGTTATCTTCTCAAACAAATTTTTGACTGTCTTAGGAATAAATAATCACCACTTTCTCTATATTTGGGTGAAATATTCAAGCCCGCTCAAATGAGAGCGAGCTCATAACTAATCGTGACAGCTTTCGATATTTCGCTACTTGCTATCTAATTAGTGATTTATATTTTTTCCTGGAGGGACAAAATGTATCTCAGGAAGGACTAAAGGCCTGTTCATCTTTTTGAACACTGCAGCAGAGGCCTTGACCCCATACTGTCTGATAAATTTTTAGATGAGCACAGGCGCCACGCACGCCAATGTTAGTGTTCACGTTCCACGGGTTATTGTTCGAGTTGACCGTCCGAGCACCGCAGATGCTACCATTGTTGAAGTTGCCACCGGCGAGGACCAACGCCCTTAGCCCTGTAAAATTTATTTTTTATTTTTACAAGACTTAATCCAGCCGCCCAGAAGACGGCCAATTTCGTCTAATTTTTTTACTACAATTTTATGTTTCCTTATTGATAAATAATGCATGTCTTTAGCAAGCCTTATCTGAACTTTTAGCTTTTTTAACTCATCATCTATCCTGTCTAAAAACCTTATTTTGCTTCCTTGAGTTTCATTTGCGTCTATTATCAAATCCATAATTCTATAGAGTTTATTTTTCAATTTGGTGCACATCGCAAATTTTTCTCTTTTTGGAAAGTTGTCTATTACTGGATAGAAATAAAGAGTAAAGTCATAATGTTTTCTGAATATCACTAGATCATCTGTGTCTGCCAAATCACCACTCCTTCAAGTTCAAAAACTAACCAAAAACCATTTTCAGATTATCAGGCACTCTGATGAGCACAGGCGCCACGCACGCCAATGCTAGCGATCACGTACCACGGGCAATCGCGCGAGTAGACCGTCCGAGCACCGCAGATGGTACCATTGTGCAAGCCGCCACCGGCGAGGAGCCCAATAATAGAAGGATTTCCTTGTATATAGGCTTCTCCGTGTTGATGCGAAGAGTCTTTCCCCGCGTTTAAAACATCAAACCAATTAAATGATGTAGTTCCAGTATATCTATAAGTATACTCATCTAGCCTTTCCCAAAGGTTACCAGCACAATCGACTAGGTTATAACAAGAAACTGCTTGTTCTACAGTTCCAGTTGCGGTTCTGCCTGAGTTGCTTGAGCTAGACCATGCAGCATTATTGTCATTTTCATGACCTTCCGGGCTACCGTAAGCAGCCATCAACCATTCTTGCCTGGTCAATTTGCTTTTTCCAACATTAGCAAGACCTCTAATAAAATCATAATCGTTATAACCTTCAGTTCCTGACACTGGAGTTGCATTGTATTCACTGACAAGTTCAGTTTCTGGCCAAGTCCCACTCCCTTCACTGGCAAGGTATATGTCAGCCCAGAAGTTAGATACTTTGACCATTCCGGTTGGATCGCAAGCCGGTCGATAATTAAGAGACCATACTGAATTAGGTAGTATATTAACCGCAATTGAAGCAGTATCATCATATCTTTGAGCAGTGGTTCTAATACGCCCGTAGTGAAAACCTCCAATTTTTCTTGAATTGTTTTCAGTATAACCATCCGGGTAAGTAGAATTGATTGAAATAACAAAATCGGGCTCAGCATCAGCTGATGGTTGCAGCGCATATATATAATAGTTTTCACCAAGAGTGAAACTTGCAAAGCTCCCATCATTGTCAGCGGCTGTCAGAATAGTATCAGTTTCTTTTTTAAGATTTTGTCTGTCAATCCTCAGGGCCAGAGGCGGTACTGTAATTTCATCAGCAGCGCTTTTTTCTATATGTCCTTTGAAATTGTAGAATGAAGGTGAATCAGCTCCTACGAAACTTAACATTGGTCAATCACCTCCTGGACTTCATCGACTGTAAATCCTAATCTAAATATCTTTCCGTTTGGATTATCTACCAGCTTGAACTGCACTATCTTTTCTTCTCCCTCTTCTTCCTGAGTCATAACTTTGTACTCAGGCTCAGGGCCAGTTCTATCAGATTCTGCTGCAAGTTCTTTGTCGAACTCATACTTTTTGGCTGTATTTAGCAGCCCCTGGTATGCTCTTTTTACTTTTGGTGTGTAGCCAAAGTCATTAATCACATTTTCATAATCCTGTCTTGAATTAAGCACTTTTGAAAAACCTCTCATATATTATCTAACCTCCATTGCTAATGAGCCGTCAATCATTTTTAGCTCGTAAATATCGCCTGTTGTCTCATCTATCAAGTTGTTTTCTGGATTTGAGCCGTCCGGGCCAGCCTTCACAAGCCCATATTCGACTTTCTGAATTGTTGCATCTATCACTGTATCAAACAGCACTATAGTTGTTTCATCATTGACTCCATCATAATTTGCTGATTCTACAGCTGAATAAACTGAGCTTGCGTCTAGAGTTGCTTTGATTTTTCTATTAGTGACGAATGTATCTATATAGTCACCAGGCACTGTAAAAGTATCAGCGCTTACATAAGTTGCAGTTAATGCGCTGTCAATCCATTCAGTCATATTTTCAGCAAGGTCAGATTTGATAGTTCCGTCTTCATTAAGAGCAACTTCTAGCCGCTCCCAGAGAGTGTTTTTTGTTCCTCTCGAAACTCTTAAATCCTTAATATAAGGATTATATTCATTCTGCAGCACCCACTCAGACCCATTCCAAAACTTCATTTTTGCATTTGCCCAACCTTCCGAAATGTCTAACCAGGGCATTCCCTGATAAGTGTCGGTTGGAGCAGTCTCTCCTGCAAATTGAGTTACAATAGCTAAAAAGTTGCCATATAAAACTTGTTTAAGACCGGGCCCATTAGCATCAAGCCCATCTTTATTTGTCGTTCTTATATCAAAATCTTGAGACATGTCATCACTCCTTTAATATCCTTCGATTATAATTTTTTCTGCAGTTCCTCCGACATCATTATTATTGATATCTTTTATAACTACATCTACACTATCTATAGTTTTGTTTTGAAAATCAGCATATTTCATTGTTGATCCATCCTGTAGCAAGTAATAATTATACCCTCTAGGAATTTCATAATATTCTATTCCGTAATCACTATAATTAATTGTTGCTCCTCCTACTGGTATTACAAAATTATCAATTTCCAATTCTAAATCAGGGACATCAAAAAATTGTTTGATTTCATTCAGCTCAAATTCAGCAGTTTCTGTCTCCAGCTGAAAAGTAAATTTAAACTGGCAGTATCTAAATTTGTATTCTCCGGTCATGTATGTTTGCCAGTCTGACCATTCCACACTATCATCAGAAAATCTAACATATGTTTCAGTCTCATAAATAGCAGGTGGATTGTCTAAACTATTATTAGGGAAATCATCAAGTCCGCGATTAGGAAAACTCAATAAACTTAATCCTAAGTCCTGAAAGAACCAGTCTTTTTTGAGTCTTATATCTGTCCTTCCAATTCTGACTGTATCGATAATTTCTGTCATATATTCGGCACTAAAGTCATAATCAGGCAAACCGTCTGCAAAAGCAGGAATATCAGGCCAATCATCAAGATTATAGCCGGCTAAGTCTTCTAAATTATACATGTGGAAGAATGCTATCTTGCCGTTAATATTATCTATATTATCTAGTGTTGCATTATCTATATAATCAAGTTCATTTCTTTCGATAATTATATTAAGCTCCTGGCCAGTACCTGAAACTTCAAAAATTACTGATGTGAAATCACTTGAATACTGTCTAACTCTATCAATTGTCTTAATCATATACATATGTGTTCCATCAATTTCATTTTCAGAAGTCCATCTGTCTCCAGTAAGTTTAGTCCCGAGAACTTCTCCATTATCCCAGTCTGTTCCTTTTCTAATTTCATAACCTAAAACATCTGGCTCATTTACTTCCTGCCATTTGAATATTAATTTTGCACCTTTTTGAGCGACTTGCAAAGTTTCAGGTGCTGCGGGTTTGTTGTCTTTACCGGATATAACTATTTCTCTTGAAACTACACCATCGCTGGTTATGCTTCTATATTTAGAAACTGTTCGCACTCTAACTTGATAAGACACATTGACTTTAAGATTTTCAATTTCGAAACTGCCGCCTTCTGTTTCTCCTCTGATTCTATAAGGCCCACCGTTTTCGGATATATCTATTATTGCTTTAGCAAATCTTTCATCGTCTGGAGTGCTGAACTCGACAATCAGATTTGACATTAAATTTCCATCTACAGTTGTATATCCATATTCTGATACTTTTAGATCAGATACTTCTCTAGGAGCTTCCAAAGGGTTTTCCAGTTCTGAACCATAATTTTCTTGCTGCACTATACCATTGTCAGTATATATTGCTTCGTTATATTCGACAGCAGTAATAGCCAGCTCTTCATTTTCGCTTTCACTGATTTCCATAATTCTAAATGGTTTATCAGTCCAACCTGGTCTTGGATGAGTTATTAGGACTTTATCCCCAACTTCTGCCTCAACTGAATTTATGCCGGCTTTGAAGTTTATAACTTCTACGCAATACTTCGATTTCTTTTGATAATACCGCGCCTCTCTACCAGCCTGGCTAAATCGATTTACACCGTTTAAAGTTATTGTTTTAATCGTTTCCCCGGGAACACTCTTATCTAAAAATCTAGCCCCGATTGTTTCAAAGTTTTCGTTAGGGTCTGTATATTCTACAATTACTGATTCATATCTATCTTTTCTTGATGTTCTTGATCTAACAAAACTTTCTGCAATAATATGTTCTTCAAATGTAAAGCTTTGAGCTGCTATCTCTGGTTTATCAATTTTTAATTTTAGCTGCCCGTTTGAATAAATTAAAAAAGCTCTAAAAGTAGAAAGTATTTCATTTAATATGTCAAGCGCTGAACTTTTTGCGTCAATCATAAAATCTAGTTCAAATCTTCTTTCCCCATCTACTATTTCATCTGCATATTCAGCCGCTTCCTTGAATGAATCAAAATTAATAAACTTGTCTTTAACTCCAAAACCAAATCTTTTATTTGTTAAGAAATCTAAAACACACCAAACAGGGTTATTGCTGTATTTAGTGACCCATCTACTTCCGGTCCACACTCTAACGTGACGTCCTTTGATTATCGCGGTCATTGTTGGAGTACCTGATGTCTTTAATTTTTCTGCATCTAAGGTTAGTGAATAATAAGCAAGATATGGGAAGGTTTGTCCGTGTTCATTTTTGCTCCAGGCTGTTTGACTTCGGTAGCCTAACTTAACCTCTGCAGAAACATCTTTATCATCTGCTTTAATTTCTGAAATGCTTTCAATTGGTCCTTCAGAAATCCCAACCTGAAGATCCATGTATCTATCATTTTCGCCGTGAATTTTTTGGTTGATTATATTTCCTGCTGCAAGATTGCGGCCATAAGCTACAGGTATCGGTATTTGATGCGATTTAGTATTAGATATCGGGCCAAAGCTATAAGTTGGTGAATTCTTTGACTGATTCATGCTCTCTTGGAATTCTTTGGCCTCTTTATAATTATCGTAAGAGTTACCGACTGAAAAGCCCAACATTGCTCCGGCTGCTACAGTCATTCCTCCTACTGTAGATGCGGCTGCTGCAGCGCCTGCTGCTAATCCTACTATTGCTCCTACTCCCATTGCTTGCTCACCTCACTCTCCAGATTGAATGTAATCTTTTTTTCCACTTATCAAATTTACTGATTCTTGCTGTCGAATTATCAAATATGTGTATGAATTTATAATTATCTATTAGGACGCCGGCATGTCTTGGAATCCCGCCAACTAAAAAAACAACCACATCTAAGGGTTGCTTATCTTTGATATCTACTTGATCACAATATAAACTTAATCCATTCGGAAGTCTGTTTTTATCTTTTGTCATCCAATCAGATTCTATAATCCTGCCGTCAGTATCTGGCAAAATGACGCCGTTATCAGCTAAAAAATCAACAACTAAACCTAAGCAATCATAACCACCTTTTCCTCTACCATTAAACTTATATTTTTTATTAAGATACTTTTCTGGGTTCATTAATCAACCAACCTCACATTCCTGATCTTCGGAATATCAAGAAAACCTCTGTAATATTTTTGATTGCCCCAGTACTTGCAGCCATGACCTCCATTCCAGGTAAAATCACACCCAGCTTCAAGATAGTAGTTATCTCCTGGCTGAGCTCTTTGAAATGGATATTCAACATCTACAAACCCGCTGGCTGAGTAAACAATTTTTCTGCTTTCGTTTCCTATTTTAATAGTTCCGTGTTTCCAGCGGTCTGCAGGCTGATTCATTTTGCTATCATAAACTCTTTGATTTACGATGCTATCAACAGTTCCTTCTAGGGTTGGTACATTATAGCCGCAGCCTTCCCCTCCAAAACCGCCCGGCCAAGAACAATTAATTCCATAAGTTCCGCCAGGTAGCTGCAATTCTAATTTATCTAAGTTAGATCTTAATTCAACTGTAAAATTATAATCATCAGTGCTAAAAGAGTCTATTTCACCTTTTGTAAATAATTCTCTATAGTTTTCTGGTTTATCTAGCCTATTTTTAAAAACTTGCCAGATTGTCATTTCTCTGCCTTCGAAGTTTACATTCGCAATTAAACCGGAGAATTCTTTCATAACATTATCAAAAGTGATTGTTACTGAGTCCGGGGAAGTATTGTTGTTTTTATTTATTTCCGACCGGCTTATTGATGCAGCATAATAAGTTTGTGGATTTCCATTTTCATCAAAAAACTCTATATTTTTAGGAAACATAGCAAAATACAATGTTTCTTCATCAAGAAAAATTTGATAAAGCTCTATAGGCCAGTTATAATCTTTATTTTTTTCTTCAATTATATCTGGCGATAGTGTTTTAGGCATTTTATAACACCTCTATCATTTTAAGACCAAACCTATAAATATAATTCATAAAAACTGTTCTTTCTAGCTCATCTTGGTCAAATCTAACTGTTACTTCTTCAATGGTCCCATCGTCTTTTTCATAATCCCATAAAAATGCTTCAGTCTTTCCTTTTCTAGCTACGAAAAAATTATAGATATAATTAGCATGATCAGATGTCATTGTTGATTTCTCAAAGTTAAGTCTAAAAAAACGTCTAGGCAGTCCTTTTGTTCTTCTTTGCTCTTTGCCGCCTTCGAATTCTGTGACAAGTGTTTTAAATTTTATTCCGTCTGTCCATTCATTGTTATGGCTAAATTGGAATTTTTCCAAAAAGACCACCTCCTATTAAGTGAATTTCTGCATTATTTTTCTCAGCTTACCGTTTGCCATTATGTCTTCCCCTGCAATATTTACTATAGTCGCTTTATTTTGTTTTAATAGTCTTTGGAATGACTGGGCATCAGGAGAATTTATCTGATACACTTCAACATTGTCTCCGCCGCCCCCTTGAGCATTAATTGCACCTCGCTGTTGATCTTCAGTTAAGATTAATTCACCGACTTTAGTTTTAACAACTTTTTCATCTGGCCTAAGTTTTTTGCCACCAACAGTTCCGCCTACATGAAAATTATCTAAACTTTCAACACCATTGACGGTGACTAAGCCACCACTGTGGGCAATTCCATCAAGACCAATTCCGCCTAAAGCCCAATTTACCATAGGACCAACTATTGCTTTTTGAAGTACCATAGATGATATTTGATTAGCTAAATTCTTAAAGACATCTCCTAAGCTTTCGCCACGAGCTATTGCATCAGATAAACCAGTAATCAGATTATCTTGCCAGTCTTTAAATTTTCGATTTACATGATCAACTTCATATCCTATTTCTACTAATGAATCAACTAGCCAGTTTAAAGGTTTCGATTCTTCATTTTCAGAGCCACTGGGCCCGCCAGTTTTCCATAAACCGTAAAAATCAGTAGTGGTCTCATTCTGAAATCCTAATTCCCATTCTAAATCATTAATTTTAGCATTTAATTCTACCCATTCATCTGTCATTTTTTTATAATCTTTTAGCCTGGTCTTTAAATAATTTATATATTCTTCAAGCGATATTTTTCCAGCTTCATATTTATTTTCAGTTATTTCATCTTGAAGTTGCTGTTCTTTTTTTGCATATTCTTTATCAATTTCTAGAAGTTTTTGTTCTCTTAGCTTGCGCAATTCTTCTAAAGCGCCGGTTTGATTTTTTCTTTTTTCTTTTTCCTGTTCAAACCATTGTTCTACCTGCTCAATTTCCTTTTCTTTGCCTTCTTTTTGCAATAATAGTCTCTGATTTAGATATTCTTTTTCAGCTTCTAATGATTCTTTATTATTTTCTTCTGTAATATCATTAATAGCATTTCCAATTCTTCTGTTATAAAAATCTCTTATTTCTTGCAGAAGTTCATCGCTAGCCCCAAGACTTTTGGCATTAAGCAGTTTCTCACCTTTTTCTTTTTCTAATTCTCTTCTAGCTTTTTGAGATGCATTTTTAATTCCTTTTAGTTCTCTATCAAAATTATAATCTTCGATATCTTGCTGCAGTTCTTTTTTAAATTCTTTTAGCTTTTCAGCTTTTTCTGGATCGGTTTCATCTTCTTCCTCTTCCTCTTCATCATCACTACTTGAGCTGCTTGTTTTGTTACCGGCAAGTGCAGCCATTCTTTTTTCGAATTCTTTATTGCTAATGACTCCTTCTAATCTCTGATTAATTAATTCTGATCTCTTTTGCCAGACTAACAATTGCTTATTTAAATTTTTTATTTTTTGTTCATTTGTGCCAATTATATTTTTGCCATCAGCTGAAGCATTATAGAATTTACGCATTGTTTCTAAAGCAACATTCCACCTATTTTGAACAACTTTAGGTAGTTTAGAAACTTCATTTTGAAACTGTTCATTTGCTCCGAGCTCAATAAAATCTTCGGGAGTTTTATAATTTCCTATCTGATCAACAAAGCTTGTCTGGGAAATTACTCCCATAGCATTTTCCAAAGCAATACTGTCAATTTGACCTACATTTTTTAACTCATCATTATAATCTTTAAGAGCTTTGGTCTGATCGTTTAGTGCTTCTTTTTCTCTTTCAATTCTATCGATATTTTCCTCAATAGTTTGAGCCATTGATTTTAAATTTCTAGCTTTCGCATTTTCTATAATTTTTTCAGTATTAAGCTCATAAGCTTCAGTCTCATCATTTATTCCTTCTACAGCATCTGGGTAAAGATCGGCTAAGTCCTGAGAAATTTCGAGCAATTTGTTTTTTTCTTCTTTAGATTTATTTTCTTTACTGCTTAAATTTTCATATTCTTCAACAAGGTTTTTAGTGCTTTCCAAATTATCATCTTGAGTATCATTTAAATCATTAAAAATACTTACAAGTTTGGTTACGCCAGCTATTACAGCCCCACCGATTAAGAAAGGTGCAAAGCCTCCGCTAACCATTGATAAACCTGCTGCTATTTGAGGTAAAAATCCTACGAATAATGCCAGGGGCCCAACAATGCCTGCCATAATTCCTGACCATACAGCAAACTGGCTTATAACTTCTTTTAGAGGAGCTGGCAGTTGGTCAAACCAGTTAATACCAGATTGAACATGGCTTAATAAAACGCTAATTTGAGGTAATACATATCGCCCTATTTCTTCTCCAATATTTTTTAATAAATTTCTAGTTTCTCTTAATCTGTTCGCAAAACTATCTTGAGTTCTTTTGTAATCTCCCTGAGCTTTGGACATGTCCTGCATCATCAAATTAACTCTTGATAATATCTTTTCCTGTTCAGTTAGCTCTCTATCAGTATCAATAATACCTTCTTTTAAAGCATTTGCTTTAACTCGAGCTTCAGTCAGTACAGATCCATATTTTCTCATTGGTCTTGATTGTCCTACAATTGCACTTTGAATGTCATTCATTGCCTGTTCTAAAGGCACGTTAGCAAAAGAACTCATATCTATCGCTAATTGAGTTATTGTTTTATTTAGTCTGAAAGCCTTTTCTTCAGCTACTCCCATCGGAACAAGTGTATCTTGCAATGTAGCCATCATTGATTTAATTTCAGAAGTTGACTGATTAAAGCTGTCTGCAAAATCTTCGGCCCAACTATTTGCATCTTTTGACATTTCACCAAAAACATAATTAAACCTGGACTGTATCTCATTAGCATCAGATGCCATTTTAGCCAGTTTAAAGCTTACACCGGTTATTATTGCGCCAAAAGCTGTTAAAGCCATCCCGGTCTTTTTAAATGCAGCAGAATATTGCCTTAAAGTTCCCTGGCTTCTTTTAGCTTCTCTATCTAATTTTTTAATTTCTTGCTGATTTTCTCTCATTCCACGTTTGAATTGAGCGTTTTTGTTTTGAATATAATATACTAGAGAACCTAAATTAGCCATTATTTGCTGCACCTCCTGGAGCATCTTTTAAACCTTTAAGTTTATTGATTTCGCTATCGATATGATTATTCATTTTCTTTTTCAATTCTTTAATCCGTTTTTCATCTTTGATGGTTTTAGTTTCTTTTTCTTTTAGCTCTTCATATTCTTGATACCAATCATCTATATTAGAGCTACTTTCTTCATTCCCAGATAATAAATTAATGTGATCAATCAAATCTTCAATGTATTCTTTAGCATTATCTCCACCGCCAAAGGCAGAACTTGCAGCCATAAACTGATTTAAATAACCAGTATATTTTTCTAATTCATTTCTCCTTTGGATATCAAAAATATATTCAATTTCATCTGGATATATTTGATTTAAAACTTCATTTTTCGACATTTTAGTTATTTTATGAATATCCCAGACTAATTTATCAAACTGATTTTCTGGATCTAGTTCTTGATATTCTTCAGGAGCTTCATTAAGTTTTTTCCCTTTTCCACAACCTTAACCAGATTATTAACTTCAATAACTGCTTCAAATAACTCGATTGCCTCATCTATTCCGACTTCATCTTCTAAAGTTTCAACATCTACTCCAGTTCCTAAAGAAAGTATGTCGATTACTTCATCAGTAGCGACTCTAAACATGTCAGGCAAATAGCTTATGATCTCCTTTTCGCTCATCTGCATCATATATTCTTGCGGATTTTCAATTCCTTTTTCCTCCAACACTTCTGGAAGCAAATCAAAAAGAACCTTAACATTATCAGTTAGCTGCTTCCATTTACCCAGTGGCGCTTTCTTAACAGTGATTGTTCTAGATCTTTCTTCTATATCATCATCTAATTCAATTACTGTAGTAATATCAACTTTTTTAATTCTCGATAAAGTTTTAGCCATAAATATCCCCTTTCGATTTGTAAGTAATCATAATAAAAGCCCTGGTTTCCCAGGGCTAAATTGTTATTAAGTTAATGTACCAGCGTAAAAGTAACTTACAATCTCAGAATCAATCATATCTGCCTTAGTAGCAAATGCTTTGATTTCTTGAGCACTATCAACTGTAATTGAACCAGCATATAATGTGCTGCCTGTAGTAGGTTCAGTACCATCAGTTGTGTAATAAATTTCTGCTCCTGTAGTACTTGATGTTAATTCTACTGTTTGAGCTGTGTCATAAGTTCCTGACTCAACACTTGCAACTGGTTTAGCAACAATAGAATTGTCTCCAAGAGTAAAGTAATCTCCATTGGAGTCTTTCTGACACTTAAAGTTAGTATTGTTCATTCTTTTGCCTGTTCTACTGTGGCCAAATTCTAATGTCTGTGGCATTGGATAAGCAGATGGCAGGACAATATCCGCTGATTTATCAGCATCATCTTTAGCTAATGGATGTATAGTGATTACATCAGCATAATTGTTCATTACTTCTCCAATCGCTGAGCCTACTTTTAATAGATCATCTCCATTAGCTCCAGTGGTTAATTCAGCCCACGGTATTGTTTTTGCAACAGATGCAGGGTCAGTGTACACTATCGGAATTTCTAATTCTCCGTTATGGTTTAATACAATATCCATAACGTCTCCATCTTCTTCAGTTGATTCGGTTTGATATTCAGTAGTAAACCTGAATATTGTTTCTCCTTCTGTTCTTCCTAATTCAACGCCGCCATATTTAACCAAACATGGTCCTAAATTAATTTTTTTAGTATCTAACTCTGTTTTAGTTCCTGGCATTTATATTCACCTCTTATTTTTTAATAATGTTAAATCCAAGCCTTACAGTAATAAAATGTTCATCCGGATCATCAGGGTCAAATTGAGGGTTAGAAATTGAGTTAACTTCTAAATTATAGTTAGTATAACCTTCAATCTCTAAAGGTTTATCATCAAACAATTCTTCAAGGCGGCTCCCAACTTCTCCTAATTTTTGAGTATCTGCAATTCCGCCGTCTAAATTATCTACAAAGCAACTAATTAATATTGTGCCGTTTTTTGCAGTAGTATCGGTATTATTATTCACTGGCATATTATTGACAGTAAAATAAGGGTTAGTCGCTCCAGTTGGCTTTTTAGCACCTTTGTTACCTTTTAATTCTCCGAGAATATCTAATAAATCAGTTTCATCAATAATGTTTTTGTCATTTAAAATTCTGAGTATGACTGCCGTTAAAATTTTATCTACATTCATTTAATCACCCGTTATAGTATTTCAGACTGATAGCAGCTTGCTGTCTAACACTCCTGGCATTCATTTTGTAAGCAAGATATTGTTCAGCTAAGGGTTCGAAATTATCAATAGTCCCCTGAATAACGCTGTATCCTTTTTTGCTTTCTACAATAGCCGCATACCACATTCCAGCATATAAAGCACCGATATAATCATCACCATCAACTTTTACTTTTGCTTCTCTATTTTCTGGCAGATGAGATAATGCTTCTGCTTTAGTTTTGTAAGTGTCCATTGCTTCAATATTTATAGATAAACTAGCTCTTAAAGCACCGGTTATGTCATTATAGTCTCCAGTTAATTGTGCATGTTCATACATCATTTCTAAAAGAAATTTTATTGCTTCTTCAACCATTTTTTCTTCAGATTGCAAAAAAGCTTCAGTATTTGCTATTGCTTCTTCAGCTCCAAGCATTTCTGCACTAATGCCATCTTCCATAATTAACTCCTTTTTAATTCTATTTCTAGGTGATCAAGCCAATCGCCAGAGAAAACAATATCATATTCATTTCCCGTTTCATCAATAGCCGCATATCCTTTTTTTATTTTTGAATATGAATCTTCATAATTTATATCTGTTTTATTAACAAACATAATATGATCAGATTCAAATTCAGTCTGCGTTTCGGTGTGTTTTACATTAGAATTTGAAGGTTGGATATCAGCTTCACAAGTGGCGACTAACTTTTCACCTGCAGAAACCCATTGCCCAGTCTCAGTATCTGTGTAACCATTTTCAATTTTTTCTTTTATTAAAACTGTTTCAAAGGATTCATCTTTAATTAACATGGAGTAAACCTCCAATTCTTAAGCAAAGCCAATGCCGGACCTGGTAGTTTTTCATATACAGTAACTCTTTTGCTTAAGTATTTTGTAGAGACACCACCTCTGGACTGACTTTCGATTATTGGATTTCTTTGCTGTTCCCAATATAAATCTTGAGCAATTAAGATGCAGGCATTTTCTATTCCGCCCGGCAATGTAGATGGACTTTCTGCAGTAGCATCTTTTGGTAAAATAAACCCGGCTGTAAAATTAACTTCTAAATCATAATCATCTAATTCAGGCCACTCATCTTTTTTGTATAACATACCCTTTTCAGCTAAAATAGTATATTCAGTAATTTCTTCATCATCATTTAAGATCTGTTCTACTGATTCAATATTCCAGTAATTGATCATAAGATATTTGCCGCCATCTGATTTTAAATTTAAACTCCTGGGCTTTTTATTGAATTTAGTGTTGCAATAATTTTCTATTACATCACTTGCAGCATTTATATAGATTTCAATACTTGTATTGTCTATTGGCAGCTTTAATCTATCGACTGTAGTTAAAGCATTTTCATTTAGAGGCATTTAATCACCCCAATTCTTTTTCTGCAGCTATCGCTTCATCTTCTCCTCTAATTTTTTCACCATTGCTTAAAACATACCAACCTCCACCAGTATGCTTTGGAAACTCAACTTCTTTTTTATCCTCTGCTTTTTCAACTGGAGGTTTTACTTGTTTTTCATAACCATCTTTAGCTTTTGCAAATCCCATTCTTAACCACCTAGCTGCCAACCCGTTTGGAACACTTTTGATTTCTTTGCCTTTAGGAATTTCTTTACCTTTATATCGTAACCCATTGCTTATAACATCCATGTTTTCACCTCCATGAAAAAGCCCCAATTAAGGGGCTATAATTATTAAGCTACTACCATATTATCTGCATCTTGTGTAGGCATAAACCTTGCATTTCCTCTAATTAAATCACAAGATAAATTTGAAGAAGCATCATCAGAAGTTATTTTAGCTGCCAAGTGAGTAAATCCGTTATTGGTATCCATTAAAGGTCCTTGCACTTCTGCAATTAGCTTAGCTGAATCAACACCAGCTCCAGTTTCATTAGTAAATTCAACAATAATCGGGTTGCCGTCTGCATCTTTAACAGCTTTGGAATCAGTTCCAGACTCATCTTTAGCCTGTAAAATCTCTAGCTTAATTAGATTAGTGTTCGCTAAAGCTCCAGAGTTTAATACAAACATTGCATCTCTATACTGGGTCATATCAAAATAATCTCCTGTAGTGTTGGAAGCTCCTAAAGGTTGACTCTCTACAGCATTATCTAACTTTAATTGTTCTGTCAATCGTTTCATTTATTTTCATCTCCTCAATTTTTAAATAATTAAGGGAGGCTAAACCTCCCTTATATTTTAATTAACCTAACATAACTAATGGACTTACCTGAGTATTTCCATCTTCTAGAGTTAAAGGCTCTTCTAACCAACTTTGACCATCAACATTAAATACAACTTTGATGATTGTCTTATTAGCTTTAAACTCAGCATGTTCAGAAGCTGCAATATAAAGCCCTGAACCGTCTTTGATAAGATAATATCTCAAGTCAACAAGCATTAAATCGCCTTTGTTTCCTAAAGTAGGAACTCTCCCTGTCCATTTTAAAGGTATTCCATCTAACATAGCCGGAACTCCTTTGACTAAGTTCCCATCTGTATAAATTCTTTTACCATCGGAATCTTTCATATCTTTGATATCAGAATAAGCGCTTTGACTTGCAATCCACATAACATTGCTTTGGGACTCTGGATACACTTTCGATTCCATACCTATAACATCTTCATATAATATCTTTGAAGATGTGTTTCTGTTTACAGTCATGGCACCTTTAGAATTCACGATACCTAACGGTTTAGAGTTACCATCGCCTCTTAAGAAATGGAAATCTTCAAACCCTAATTTAGCATTTCTTAATGTGGTTGTTAAGAACTGTGATGCAGCTTCGGAATTTCTAAGTAGTTTATTTGAAACAGAAATCCAACCAGAAGCTTCTTCAGGCTCTAGTTTGATGTCTCTTAATTTAGGACCGTCTTTTTCTGGTTTTGTTTCTTGCTCAGCTGTCCAACTGAAATTAACGCCGCCATATACTCCTTTACTGCCCTGCTGCATAGCAGGAAAATTCATTGCAGCGTCCGGATTAGAACCAGCAGGAATAACAGTCGCTCTCGGCCTTACTATTGCCGCTTCAGGATCTAGTTTTAATATTTCTGTAGAAAACTTTTCAGGAACTAAAAGCCCTCCAGAGGCTCCATCTTCCATTGCCATATTTCTTAATTCTTTTACCCGAGAGTCATTTGGCTCATATCTAGCGTGATACAAAAAATCTCCAAGGTTTTTGAATTCTCCATCTTTTGGCATGCCTTCTCTACCTTCGCCGCCGTTATCATCTTCTGGAACAGGTGGTCTTATAGCTGAATTTTGAGTCTGAGAGTTATAATCTCTCACTCCTTCTAAAGCAGTAATTCTTTCTATTTTTTTGCGAACTTCAGAATGTTCTTTGGCTAATTCATCATATTCTTTAGCTTCTGAATCTTTCATTTGAAAATCTTCGCCGGCTAATTCTTCCATTCTTTCTTCTATTTCTGCTAAACGCGCTCTTAATTCTTCAAGGGTCATTCTCAATCAACTCCTAATAATATATTGTGGTGTTTTATTCTTTTTAATTCTTTTTTTCTTTTTTCTATAACTTCATGATCATTGTTTTTGTTTTCAAGATGCCTTTTATAGACATCTTCTTTAGATTTTAAGCCAGACTCTGAATTTGGATACCAGGGAAAAGTAACTGGACTTACATCTCTTAATTCTTTTACTTTAATTATTGTTCTAACTGGAATATCTCCAGTCTCATCCCATTCTTCGATATCAACTTTAAATTGAAATGAGGATTGATTTATATCTCCTCTTTTCATAGATTCCATTAAATCGGCAGCATAAGTAGTATTTGGAGGTTCAATTTCATAATATAAACCTCTTTCATCTTCTTTCAACTGTAGAGTTCCTGATTTATTTCTTCCTAATAGCAAATTAGCATCGTGGTTTATTAAAGCTCTTACATCTGATGTTTTTAGTGCTTCTTCAAATGCTCCAGGCGCTATTTTTTCAATAAAGCCCCATGTTTCTGGAGCTGGGTCATCAAATAAAGCTGCATAGCCAACAATTTTTTTGCTATTTTCTTCTTCGGCTTTGATTTCAAAATTTGTTTTTACTAATCTAGATTCAAATCCTTTTCCCAAGTGATTCACCTCCTTTAACCTGGGCTAATCCCACATTCGCACCCTTCATGTAATGGAGGATGACCTATGTTGCTGGATACCTGCATTTCTCCTTCAGCTTCTTCTGGATTCAAGCTTTCTCCTGCGCTCAGAAAATCGCTTTCAATTCCAATTCTTTTGCCATTCATTTCAATGCAATATGGACAAGGGTCGTTACCCATTGTCACCCATATTAGTTCTGAAATTCCTGCAGCTGAAAAAGCAAATTTGCTAAAAGCACCAGCACTTTTAATACTTTCTTGTTTAGCTACTTTATTCGGTCTTTTCTCTTTCCACTCATCGAGCCGTTGCTCAATTAACTCAAGTGGATCTTGATCTGAATTTAAAGCTTCTTTAACTAATGCATTTAACTGGTTTTTTGAATAACTACTATATCTATAAGAAAAAGACTCAATATACTTTTCAATAAAGTTATCAAGTCCTTTGATGTCTGATAAATCTTCTATATTTACTTCTTTGCCCGCCTCTTCTGCAATAGCTTCTGCCATTGTTTTAATTGCTGGTTTCATTGAATTTTTTATTTCTGTTTTGAATTTTTCATAAAACTCTTCTAGCCATCTTTGAAAACCACCTGCATTTCTTTCTGATAATTCTTCAATTGCTTTATCCCTAACAATTTTAACTTCTTTATCAACCATCTGTTCAGCAGAATTTTTTATTACTTTTTGATATCTTAACGCAATATTTCTTCTTCCGGCAGCTGATCTTCTAGCTTTCATTTCAATTTTGTTTTTTTTTACAGATTTGTTGCTTCTATCATTTATTTTAGGGTTATCAGCATTTAAAGGAATTAAATTTAAAGGAATAAATGTTTGGTCTCCACCTTCTTTAGGATTCATATTTTCTTTTTCTCTTGCATCGTTTGGACTTAAGAAACCATTTTGAATACCTTTGGAATAAGCGTTATATCTGCTTTCAATATCCCCTCTTAATAAAGCATCTACAAGAAACTCAGCAAAATAAGAATTGTTTTTAATTAAATCTTTTTGTATTTGTTGTTCAAATCTTTTTAGCCAAGGAGTTAAATAATAAATAACGAATTCTAAAGATTGCTGCTCAATATTTGAAAAAGTTGCTCTTTCCATATCTTTAAGCATATGAGGAGGTATGTTAAACCAACGAGCTATTTCAGTTATTTGAAATTTTTTGCTTTCTAGCATTTGCGCATCTTCTGGAGAAATTCCAATTTGTTTCCAAGTTAATCCTTCTTCAAGAATCGCAATTCTATGAGCATTATCTAATCCACCGTGTTTCGATTCCCAGTCTTTTTTAAGATGATCATGAGCGGGATCCGACAATTCACCCGAATGTTCTAAAACACCGCTAGGTGTACCATTGTTATCAAAAAATTTAGCACCATATTTTTCAAGAGCTAAACCTGTTCCTATAGATTCTTTCATCAATTGGATTAAATTAATCCCTTTCACTCCATTGTTGCTTCTGCCTGGCACATGAAATACTCTTTTTGAAGGAAGCTTTACCCCTTTTCCACCTGGCAAAACAGTTTTATAGTATAGTTCTTGAGTCTTTTTGTCCCTTTCCGGCCATGTTCTGTCTGGCAGTAACGGCCATAATGCTTTAACTCGGTTAGCATTATCATATTCTATTTCTGCATAAGCGTTTCTGTAAGTCAATAAGTGTCCCATTAAAGTTTCCCTAAACACAAATGATGTCATTTCTGGGTTTGGTTGATCGTGTAAAATTTTATATAAATGATGAGTGGTCGCTTTTTCTTTACCTCTAGGATCTAATCTTTTATATATATTAAGAGGTAACATTGCTGCAATTTCAGAATATATAGTAATTGCATTATGAACAGCTGAATAAGTAATAGCATTATCTTCATTTACATTGACACCGCTTGAAGTTGGTCCAGAGAACATATTTAAAAGCCATTGACCTGGACTATTTAAACTGCTTATATTGCTTTTTATACTTGATATAATACCCATCAATTACCACCTTCCCAAAACCAACTAGCCAGCATTAGTATTATTCCTATTACTGTAAGACTAAGCGCCGGGCTCCATAACCATAAACCAGCACCTGAAATTATCATTCCTATAAAAAATACAAAATCATTAAAATTTATATTCACATTCAGATCACTCCCTTCTAAAGCGTTCTGATACCTCTTTCTTCATAAACTGATTTTTTAGGAGGTTCATTTACCATTGCTCTAACATATCCATTTACAACAGCTGCAATTGGATCAATCCTTTGGACTGATTTATCTTTATCAAGCTGAATATTTTCATTATGGTCTTGACGAGTAACCGCATTTCCTATAGCCCATGTTAAAACGGGATTATTATCATGGATTACATTTTTAGTATAAACTTGAGCTCTAAAATCTTTTGTAGGTTCGCTTAAGGTTTTTACACCCTGTCTTATTTCAACCATTTCATAACCATAATCGGCTAATTCCTGCGCAAATTGAGTAGCTTGATACGGGTCAAAACAAATTTCATTAATGCTCCATTCTGATTTCTTTTCTTGTTCTATAATGTAGTCTGTTATATATCTATAATCTATAGTTGAGCCATCTGTTAGAGTAATCCAACCTTGTTTAACCCATAAATCATATTCTATTTTATCTGTTTTTAATTTTTCTTCTAATCTATCTTCAGGCAAAAAAGAATGAGATTTAACTACTATTTCTCCCGAAGGCAATAAAAATACAAATCCTACACTTGTTAAATCTAATTTGGTTGATAAATCTAATCCTAAAAACACTGTTGCATCTGATAAATCTGGTATTTCCTTGTTACCACAAGACTTCCATTTACCTAAATTCATGTAGCCATTATCTTTTGCATTAACCCAGACATTCATATTTTTAGTAAGAAAGTTTTTCATTTTTTCAGGAACATCTAAGGCAGTTTTTAATTCGCTTTTTAAATAGTTTATACCTTCATCATAGCTTGCTAAAATTGGATTAGCTTTTATCCAGCTGCTTTCGTCTTTTATATCATCTACAAGTTCTCCATCTTCATTTTTATCGAGCTCATTAACCATTACAAAGTATTCTTCATTGTTAACTGGGTTGTTTGGATTTAATATTTGTGATATATATTTATATTCGACTCTGTAGCATGGATTGCTAATTTCAAAACCAGCTGTTGTGATTGTCATTAATAAAGGCTGTCTCCTAGCCCCCATTCCAGAAACTAATATGTCATATACTTCTGATGTTTTGTGAGCATGATATTCATCAATAATTCCGCATTGAGGATTTAAACCGTCTCCAGTTTTCTGGTCCTCTTTGGATAATGCTTTCATAAAAGAATTTGATTTAGGGTGAATAATTTTTCCGTATTTTGTTTCAAATTTATTTGCAAAATCACTTTTAGGATAAATCATATTAGCTTCATTCCAGACTATTTTAGCCTGGTCTGATTTTGTGGCTCCGATATAAACTTCGCTTGCATTAACTTTTAAGCCTGCAGTTTCATATAAACCAACAATTGATAGATCTTGCGACTTAGCGTTTTTTCTGCCGACTTGCCAGTATCCTTTTCTGAATCTCCTATACCCAGTTTCATTATGATACCAGCCATATATATTTCCAAAAATAAATAATTCTATAGGCGCCGGATCTTTATATTCTCCGGCTAATATTCCTTTTGTATGTTTAAACTTTTTCATAAACCTAAAAAACCGCATAGCTTTATCATTATCAAAGATATACGGGAAGTCTTTTGTATTTTCTTTTTCTAAATCATTCAGAAATCTTTGACAAGCCCATTTGTGCTTTTGACAGCTAGGTACTTGGTCATTAATAACTTGCTTTGAATACTCAACCAACAAATCTTTTAACTCCACAATAATCACATCTCTTTATATATCGCTGAATTCTTCATCCTCAGCTCCATTATCAGCTCCTTCAAAATTTATTGCTAAACTAGCTCTGGCTGATGGAGTTAATCCAAACTCTTTCAGCATATCTTTTATGACTTGATAATTATCTTTTTTTACCTGCAGCGCTGGATGTTTGATAGTGTTTGTTTCACCTTTGGTGTTTGTATATTTAATAGTTGTTCCTTCTTTTCTTAATTGTTTTACTGCATCTACATATTCGGATACAGCTTCACAATATAAAGCTAAAGCAGTTGTATCTATATTAGAAAGCAGGTCCAATCGTTTTAGTTCTGGTACTATTTTTCTCCATTCTCGCTGAGCAATAGTATCATGCTTAAGCCAGTCGGGGCGATCAATGTCATCAGATTTTGGCCTTAATTTTTTTTCCGCTTTTTTTCTTTTTTTAATTTCTTTATTACTGCGGTGCGGTTTTTTACCGCCCTCTATTACGCTAAGCGAAATAGGTTTTGCGTTTCTGGACATTTTTTCACCTCCAACTTATTTAAAAGGGATATGTTGAAAAGGGGATTTTGTATACGCTAAGCTGACGCCGCGACAGAAATTCATCAGATTACAGGGATTTTACCCGCCCTCCCCCTTTAAATTGTCGTTTAACCAGCAAATTAGCCTATTAATACCTAAAATACAGGCAATTTCATCTAATAATTGTCTGAAATAATATCTAAGCTGTATCATTCTGCATCGGAGCGTATCGTGATAAGGGCATGGATGTTTAGAGCTCATCATATTTCCTCCTATCTTCAGCAGACTTCTTCATATGGCAGCTGTGGCACGCACTCTTAAAATTACTTTCAACTAACCTTAATGACCAATCAACTTCAATTGGAATAATGTGATCAACTTCAGTTGCTGGAGTTACATCTTCCGGTAAACAATATTCACAGATAGGATCTTTAGATAATTTTCTAGCCCTGGCTTTCTTCCAGGTTGATGAACCATAAAATTTTCTGGTCTTTGGATTCCTTCTATATCTGTTATATTCTTTATCTCTAGCTTTTTTAGTTTTCTTTCTATGCTTTTCGCAGTAAGTATTGCCAGCACTAACAAGTTCCGGGCATCCTGGATAAGAGCATGGCTTATTTAATCTTCTTGGCAAATTAATCACCACTCTTTTTATAGAAGTTGCCTTCTTTTAAAATGAAATTACAATTAGTTAAGATTTTTTTAACTTCATTTCCACAAGTTGGGCAGTTATATAATTTATTATTAATGCTATGAAAAACCTCAAACTCCCCACAACTTTTGCATTTGTATTTGTAGGTTGGCATATTAATACACCTCAAAGTATAAACCGGCTGGGCTGGCCGGCAGTAGTATATTCTATAAAAGAGGTATCCAACAGACGCCCACAACGATTTCTGTAATTATTAGTTTGTGGCATAGAAAAACCCAGCTCGTCTGGTGGCAAGCCGGGTAAAACAATAAAGGAGGAAAGTTATTGAAAAAATCTTATACTTTCCATGATATTAATATATCATCTTTTAAAGCTTTAAATGTTTACTAATCGTTTACTAACTGTTTATTTTTTTGCATATCCGAGAATTCTTGCTATTTTTTCTATTGCCTGGTCTTTAAAATCATAATATTTGTTTCTTCCCCACTCAAATTTTGGGTGAGTATATATGTTCACATCTTTCTCAATAGTCCCATTCATATATTTTTTTTCCACTACAAATCTTTCCATTGTATATAAACCTTCAAGAGCTTCTTCAATTTTGGCTATCATACATTCTTTACTTTTTAATTCTTCTTTGAGCTCGCTTTCATCCCGATTAATAACTGCATTTTCTGTAGCTGATCTAAAATCATTGCTGCCTTTAACGTTCACTCCTTCATAACTTACCCCTCGATTTGACTCGATTAATTCATCTAATTCTATTCTGATTACAGCGCATCTCTGTTTATATTCTTTGTAGTTAAGTAACTCTTTGACCACTCTCGAATAGTAGTCTTGCATCTAATCACTCGCTTTCTCTAACAAATTTTATTTCATAATCAAAATTATCTTTTTCAATTTCAAATTTGGTTACTTCAACATGATAAATCGGGTGAATTTCTCCTTTTTCTATTTTGTCAAATTCATTAGATATTGCAGTATAAATTATTTTATTGCTTATAAAATTATGTTCTGCATTTAAAACTATAATTTTTTTATTTAATTTTTTGGCAGCTTTTAAATCTAAATCTCTAAGAGAATCGACATCTATTTCTAACTTTCCTATTTTGCTATACCACAAATCTTCAACTTTCAACCGCAATCACCCCTGTTAGTCCTCATTTTTATATCTGTTCCTTTATGCCTTTCCAGCCAGTCTGCTTCCTCTTCCCTCAAAAGCTCATTGATAGGCTTTTCTCTTCCACACCTAATGCAAGTGCCTTTATTCTTAACACTGTCTAATATCATTGTTCTCCGGCTACAGTGAGGGCAAATAACCGGCACTTGAATATGGGTTTTAATTCCTTGATATTTGCATATTTTTCTGGCTTCGTCAAGCATACTCAACCACCTCTAAATTATCTTCTAATATCCAATAATGTTCCATGCTATCTAATTTATAATGGATGTAATTGTTGGTAGCAGAGTTTGATAAGCGCCTTTTTATTATTTTCCCTGTTTTCCCTTTAAAGTGACCATCTTTTATTATTTTCACTTTATCTTCTAAGCTATATTGAAATGTATTTTCTTCAAGATTTTTTTTAGCAAACAATAAAGAAGCCTGCAAAAAGTAAAACTTTTCAGATGGTCTGCCTCTATGGATTGTTTCAATTTCGTTAATAATTCTATCTAATTGCTTTAAGCAAGTTTTTTTAGTCATTATTTCTTTTAAAACCATTTTAGTTTCTTTAGATATTTTCATTTCCTTAGTTTCATCTAAAAGCTTATCAATCATATTTTCTTGAAATTCTTTCCCGGTCCCCGGGCCAGCACCTTTATTTCTATCGCCCATTAACTTCAACTCCTATTTTTATAGTATTTTCATTTTTAAACTTACCATTGATTTCTTCTAAAAGCTGATTAATTTTCTCTAATTTGCTTTCAATTTGAACCAGTTCGGTCATAGCTTCTGAAGTATCAGCATTCACTCTGACAACTAAATTACTAATCGGCTTGCTATTATAGTCTTCCGCAACCAACCTGTCCTGCAGTTCATCAATTCCCTCCTCCAAAAATGATTTGCCAGTTTTATGACTCATTTTTGCCGATTCTTCCAGCAGTTCCTCTAAAAAACATAACATTTCGCTTCTATTCATTATAATTAACCCCTTTCTTTTTCTAATTACCGGGCCAGCGCCCTAAATTTCTTCTATTCTAATTTTTCAAGCCACTCAATTGCATCATCAGCTCCGAAAGCAATTTTAGTTTGCCAGTTTCTCCATTCTAAAGCTTTTAACCATTCTTTTTGCGATTCTCTAACATCTGACGGTTTTCCATTAGCTTTTTTTAATTCGATTGCTATTCCACTAAAGTTCATAGTATATTCAGAAGTTGGATCATCAAATATCAGTACATCAGGCACGCCCGGCTTAACTCCCTGCATTTTCATTTTCCTGCCGGTCTTAGCATCTCTGTTTCCTCCATTAGGTACATGGCACCACAAATAGCCTTTCATATCCAAATAATTTGCTAACTTAACTTGCTCATCATATTCTGATAGATCCTTCTTTTTTCTATATTCTGCAGCACTCATTCTCTCTGTCATTATTTCACCTCAAATTACCGGGCCATCACGGATAAACAATTCCAAACTTCTCCATAATATTCATCTCCTTATAATGTCATACCAATTCCCCTCAGGTTCACAGCCTAACCACTCTTTATCAATTTTGCTTATTTTATGGCTTTTCTTGTCGATAGAAAGTCTAACATTCAAATCATCATGTGTTTTTCTATCTTCAAGCAATAATTCATTTCTGGTGCCTGGACTACATGCTATAACTCTGCCAGTGATCATATAACTTAAATACCAATCTTTAGTACAATAAACTTTTAAATCAGGCATTATTATCTCCTTTCATTGCCCGGGCCATCAAGGATAAACAATAGCATAAACATGATACTTCTTTTTGAATGATTCCCAGCCCATTTTGTGAGCTATATAGTGGTATTCAGCCGATAAACATATTTTCTCCAACTCACTGTCATCAATTTTTTGCCTGTTTCTTCCCATTCCAATATTATTACCATGATGAACATGGACTATCTCGCCTGAATTGTCTATATAGTAGTTTTTACCTGGCTTAGTACTGACAGCACATATTTTCTTATCCAGGCACATCCTTAACCATCTATCTAAGCTGTCTAATCTCTTTCTGGGGTTTTCTTCCCACTGCACTCCCAACTCATAACCTAACCTTATCGAAAAATCAATAAAATCAGCTGCAGCAGTCTTAGAACAATCTGATAGACTTATTTCCCCATGCTCCGAAACCTCAGCAAACCTCATAATCAGGGCCTCTTTCATCTCCATCTTTTCATAACCTATTGAGTCACCCATATCTTTAATGACTGCAAATGCTTTCTTTCTCTGGTTGTCAGTTATCATTTCCATTAATCTTTTCTGCTCTTTTTCATTTATCTCAAATTTAACTCTGATTTCTTCCATCTCTTTGAATTTTGGTCCAACATTAATCAAAATCCTTTTACTGTCTTTCCCAGTTATCAATATAACTTCATGATCTCCATTAGCCAACTGTTCTATATTTTTGATTTTAGCTGAGGCCAGGGCCATCTGATTGAAGTTCACAATTAATGGTTTATCTTCAAATTTATCAAATCCATCTGGTATATCTTTTATGATCAGGCTTACTACTCCTGAGTTTTTTCTAGTCTTCCATTTTTTTAAGCTGCATCTAAATATCATTTCTGCCTCCTTCAACATCAAAATTAAATTTTACTTCATCATCTTTATTTTCTACAAATACATAGATATGATTTGTATATTCACAAATACAACAACCTTCTTCTGGATCACAATATGGATTTGGGCAAGGTATTCTTTTCTTGATTTTGCTCATTTAATTTTCACCCTCTAATATATCGCTCTCTGTTTAATAAGACCTCAGTTCAAGACCGGCCGGGGGAAGATCTTAAGTTCTTAAGGTCTTAGCTTCCAGTTAGCTTAAAATTTCTTTTCAGGCTGGCCCGCTCGTTGGGCAAACCAACTCATGTCTTTTTCCATACTTCCAGTTTGCTGTCTTTCATAACATCTACGGCAGACACCTCCTCTACCATCTTCTTCTGCATACATTACTCCACATTCAGGGCATTTCTTCATTTCTCTGCTCCTTCCTGCTGGCCCGGGCCATCACCCTTGATTAAGGCCAGTTAGTCTCTCAATTATTTTTATTCCATCTTTCGGATCTATATAGTCTTTACATCCTTCGCAGTTAACATCATCAAACCTTTCTACTTTCTTATCACACCACTCAACTGCAGCTGTCCCTAGTTCTTTATGATAATACCAGGCACATGGCCGGTTAGTTATTGAGCTGTGATAGTGGCAAAGCGTTCCTTTTCTGATTTGTTCATCACAATCTTTTATCTCGCAAATATAATAATCTTTCATCTGCCTCCTTTCTGGAAAATTGGAGCAATGTCTAGTTGGAGCCCACTCAACTGTTAGAATTAGAGAAAGTAAACATTTTTTATTGCTCCAATCCTCCAATGCCGGGCACAAAAATTCTTAAACTTTTTCTGGTATATAGATTATTTTTAGCTGGCCCGGGCGATCATGTTCTATTGTTGTCGGTGACCTCATTTTGATTCCGTTTATGATAAGTATTCCAAACTTTTTTCTGATTACTTTTGAGTTCATTTCAACACCTTCTATTTAATTCGGATTTTTTAAATCCCAAAGAGATACAAAACCTACCTCTTCTGGCCTAACAGTTGTAAATCTAGCAGCTTCACATTCTTTTTTATCTATTCTTTTCGCATACTTAATTTTTGCTTTATAGGAATTTCCAGCTTTTACTATTCCCATAGAATATATTACTGGTTTTTCACCGGCTCTTTTTTGATAATCTAGCACTATATATATTGGTTTTGGGTTTTGCTTAGAACGGAACATCGAAATCATCCCCCTCAAAGTTATCGTTATACTGTTCATTTATTTGCTGGCCGTTACTCTGTTGGTTTTTGCCATTAGATTGCTGGCTATTATTCTTAGAGTGCTGGCCGTTAGAATGCTGGCCCGGTCCCTGGGTTTTACTTTGCTGCTTATTTCCTTTAGCTTGTGAATTATTTCTCTGATTGTTATTGTTTGCAAAGTCTAAAAATCGAACATTATCTGCATTTACTTCAGGGTTAATATAAGTCCTGTTGTTATTTTCGCTCTTTCTAATCTGTAAGCTACCATCTACTCCGACAAGCCTTCCTTTACCCAGATGCCTGGCACAATTTTCTGCCAGGCCCCTCCAGGTAACGATATTGATGAAATCTACATCTTTTTCTCCATTTCCATTTGTGTATTTTCTTTCTACTGCCAGTGTAAAATTACAGACTGGCGTTCCGTTGCTGGTATATCTTAATTCAGGGTCCCTAGTTAAGCGCCCTATAAGTACAATTCGGTTAAGCATCTAATTCCTCCTTAATAATTATCCGGCAAGCTCCATTCAGCTATTAATCTTCTCGGCTTTTTAGATTGAGTTACTACTATCTCTGGTTCAAAGTATGCCGGCTCCGTTTCGCCTGTTTCTTCATTTATCATTATTAGCCATGTGGCTGCTAATCCTTCGGGCATATACATTCCATTTGGCTCCGCCTGATCAACTACTGCTACAGGAGTTTCATATAAACTATGTCCTAAATAATCTTCGGCATCTACGACTTTATTCGGCGAATTATACTGAACGCTGTAAGGAAGACCATATCCGATTGCTTTGCCTTCATAGATATATTTTCCTTCTAAGTTTCTTGTATAGACATATGTTACTAATTCTGAATTATCTCTCATTTCATAAATTCTTTTAAACATTTTCTTTTCAAAATAATTATCGATTATCGGCTGCCCTACTTGTCTTTGAGCTTCCAACTGAACTTTTTCTGTATATTCCTTTTCGGCATCTGCGACTTTATTGCCTTCCATTTCTTCGCACCCGGTGAATAGAAACAAACCAGCGATTAAGATTAATAATAGAACTGATAATTTTTTCATTTATTTTTCCTCCTTAGTAATTTCCATACTTTATTTTTCTAAAAAAGTCTCTGATGACTGGATCATTAATTTTATTTGGGTCTAAGTCTGGATAGCTGCCTCTTAAATATTGAGCTATCGCTTCTCTTTCGCCCGGGCCAGCACTCTTAAATTCAATCATTCTTTTATTTATTTCTTGAGTCGCCCCATTTATTCTGCTGTTAGTGTTTTCCCAAACATCGCGCTCTACATTTTCATACTTTTCACCAAAAAATCTTTGCCACCAAACATTGCCCATCTCAGTTGCAAATGATAGTCCGATGAGTAAAGCTATAATTAATATTGCTGATAGAATAATTTTTATTTTATACATTTAATTCACCTCCTTCAGCTTTATTAATTGTTTGAGCAATTTCATCATGACAGATTGATTGAATATAGCTATATGCTTCTGGTGGCAATTCCGGTATTTTATTGCATACTCTTTTAGTTATTTTTTCTGTTAATTTATCAACCTGACGATCATTTATGTTGTATACCATTACTGGGTCACTCCATTTCTTTTTTGATTTTTTTACTTTTTCAAAAATATCCATGTTCTCTTCTATTTCTTCTCGAGATTCCGACTCACACCACTGTGTATCATCCTGCATGCAGAAAAGCATTTCTATATATTTGCCCACTATCTTGCTCCGCAAAGGCCACTGTCGCAATCTGGGTCCACTTCTCTATCAAATCCACCGTCGAGACCAACTTTATTTGCTTCCGTTTCAGACTCATTATTTGACTTTTCCCGGCTTTCTAATATTTTTTCTGGAACCATTTCCTTTTCGCCACATACCTGGCAAATTAGAATTTTGTAATCCTTATATTTTTCTTGTCCAGTTTGCTCGATTTGGTGATCAGTTTCTTTTCTACAGTTTTTGCACTCCCAGTTAGTCATTA